TTTATCTATAAGGCTTTGGAGCACATATATTGAGTGACTTTTAATCAAGGTGTCCCGGGTTCGATTCCCGGGTGTCTCACGAATACGAAAGTGGCTTAAAGCTTTAATTTATAAGGCTTTGAGCCACTTTTTTCAATTGGAAAAGTACATTGATTTACATCGAATTTATACTAATTTGATGTCGCAATTTTGTCGCAAAGTGCCTTTTTGAAACTGTAATGTCGCAATTTTGTCGCACAGATTTACTTAAAAATATTAGTGATTGCAGACTGACAATCTTCTTTTTCTTCCAGAATATGACTGTATACATCTATAACCATTTTTTCATCATCTCCGAGTAATTTTGCAATCATTTTAGTGCTGATCAAAGGAATCTGATAGCAGAGCCTTGTGCAGTAATTGTGTCTAAAAGAGTGTGCAGTGAGGTTCTTTGATACCCCGGCACCTAAACTATTATCTATTTTAGTCTGTATTGATTTCCACATTTTTGCATAGCTACTTGCTGTAATTTGAGTACCGTCTTGTTTTGCTATAAGGTTATACTCTGATATTTGTGTGTAGGTCTGCAGAAACTCTTTCAAAAAATTCGGCATAGGTACGCGCCTGTAACCTCGCTGAGATTTAGGCTCTTTTATATAAGCATTGTTTCCATCAAAGCATAAAGCTTTAGATACGCTTATCTCAGCTGTAGTAAAATCTATATCATCTTTAGTAAGTGCAAGTGCCTCTTCTCTTCTTAGGCCACAGCCGTATATGATGTACAAGAAACATTTTTCTCTATCCGTAAAATCTATATCAAGTATACTGTCAAGTATTTCTGACTTTATAATTTCTTTTTTCTTTGCTGTATACTTAGGCAGTGCTATATCCGTGCATATAGTTTCGTAAGAAGCCGGAGCAAGTATGCCGTCTTTTATAGCAGACTTTACAACTTGCTTTATTACAAGGGCTATAAGCTTACAAGTACGAGGCTTGTCAAATCTGGAATTTATCAGTTGTTGTATGTGTCCTCTTGTAAGGGACTGAAGGTTAAGAGAATAGAATTCCTGAAGGTGATATTCTATAGTCCTTTTATATGAGAGGTATGTATTTCTTGACTTTACTGATTTATAGGTATCAAGCCAGTAAAGGGCATAGTCATACACAGTCTCATTACTTGATGCTATAAAGTCGTTTTGACTTACACGATTCTTGATTTCATTTACTTTACGCTCCAGATCGGCACTGGACTTCTTAGATGTAACATCTATTCTATGCTTAGATCCGTCTGCATTGTAAGTGCCATCCCACACCTTAGTACGAAAGTATCCGGCTTTTGTCTTTGTGTATTTAGCTTTTGCCATATGTACCTCCTTATTTTTTGGTATAAAAATAACAGCATTGTAAAACAGCTGTTATAGTGGTACAATATAGCTTGTCGAAGGCGTATACTGTAGCGTAACAGCTATACAATGTATATGTATGCCACTTGGTATTAGCGTACTGGGTGGCTTTTTTAATTATAAAGTTATATCTGTCTGTGTAGGTCTGAAATCATTTTGCATTTTTATTAGTTTTAGAGAATCTCCACTAACATTCCAGATCCAGACTGCAAACATCTTATCAGCTCCGTCTTTAGCAACATACTCAACAGCAAGATAATATTTTTTCATCTTAGATGTTTTAGTAGCGGTCCCGTGATACTTTTGCATAAATTTAGCTTCGTCTAAGCAAGAAACAGATTTTATACGATTCTTTTGCAGAGTTATATTTATCTCAGGTTTGTCGGATTTTAATTCAAAATCCGTATCGGTCATTCTGATCTTGCAAGGACAGTCGGTGTAAAGAGCGTCTATCCCTTCATAGTGAAAAGCCTGCAATAGTTTTGCCTCTTTTTTCTTGCCAAATCCAAATAATCCCATATTTTTATCCCCTTTTATTTTTCTTTATATCCATCAACTCTTTAGGATATACAATAGTATCTTGTTCGCAGTCGGGTATCAATAATTCCGCTGCAAACATATTAGCTTCACGCTCTACCCAAGATGTAAGTAGTAGAGTGTGATTTTTTATAAATGCACATTCTTTGGTTCTATGTAAAAAAGCATGCCCAAGTTCATGTGCTGCAACCACTCTAAACATGTCAGTGTCCAATAAATCCTCATTTATAAATATCCATTTCTTGCGTTTTATTAACTTATAAAAGCCTGATAGTTCACCTAATGGATATATAGCTATGCCTATGCCGGCAAACTTTGCAATCCGAATCGGATCACGACTTCCCGTCATTCTCTCATAATGTGCGATAATTGATTTAATTTTCTTGCGTGTTTTTTCGGTATTCAATTCTATCACCCTTTATTTTTGTTCGGATTATATTTTACCTTGTTTTCTTTTTTAGTTTCTGTAAGAGCATATTCTAGGGCATTGCGAAGAAGAGCTTTAGAGGCTTCACTAAGTTCTTGGCCGTTATACATTAAAGGGCTGTCAGTTCCGCTCTGGAGTTGCTCCATCATTTCATCTAAATTCTTTGCAATATCTTTGCGATCTGAAGCTGTTAGAGTATCCCCCATAAGATAATTCATACTTACATTAAAGTAGTCTGCAACCTTTTTTAATTTATCTGCTTTTGGGATTGACTTGTCCCATTTAACAATAGTTCCATTTCCAAAGCCTAGTTCTTGTTCTAGTTGCGGTAAGCTAATTTTCTTTTTATCGGCCAACTGCTTAACTCTATCTTTAAGTTCCATTACACCTCCAAAAAATCCACATGAAAACTTTCTAAAATAGTAGTTGACAACTAGAAAATATTCTAGTAATATATGCTTAGTGCTAGAAAATATTCTAGTAGTGGAATTCCATAACTGCGAATTATGGGATTTAAAAAGCGCTCATATGAATTTATTCGTTAACTATAAGGAAATAATAGAATATTTTCTAATGAATGTCAATACACAAGCTAGAATATTTTCTAATGAATGTCAATACACAAGCTAGAATATTTTCTAACAAAAATAACTTAAAAAAGGAGGATATTAAATAACTTGTATCAAATTATAAAAAAGCTGTGCGAGTCAAATAGTATTTCCATTTTTTCCTTGGAGAAAAAACTGGGATTTGGAAACGGCACTATATCCAGATGGGATAACAGTTCCCCGACAGTAGCAAACTTGAAAAAAGTAGCCGACTACTTTGGGGTAACGATTGAGGAGCTTTTAGAAGAAAAAGAAACAGTTTAAAAAGGGAGGTGGCAAGAAAAGATGGAGTATCCAAAACAGATTATGAAAATGTCAGAACTTAAAAGTTTAGGTTATCCACAACCTTTACTATTAGAGGCCTATAGAGACCCGAAACAGAACTTTGCAACCAAGGTGGACCCGTCAAAACCGAATTCGACTATCATATTCGATACAGCCGGATTTGATAAATGGATAGCAAAGAGAATAAAAATACAGACTGCGGAGTTTGCAAGCCAAAGAAGAAGACCTGCAAGGTCTCAGTTGAGGATAGTAAGAGAGGTAGGATAAATGAAAAAGGATTTAAAAGAGGCTTTAAACAACAATTTCGCAAATATGGACCTGAGAGGATGGAGCTTCAAAGGTCAGAACTTATCAGGGGCAAATTTCAAAGACGCAAACCTTGAGGGAGCTTGCTTTATAGATGCAGTTCTTGTCAGCACAAATTTTGAAGGTGCGAACTTAAAGAACACAGACTTCTCATGCACAAATGCATGGGGTGCAAACTTTAATGAGACAAACTGTAAAGATACTGTATTTTTATCTGCAAACCTTACTGAGGCATCCTTTGAGGGTGCGGATCTGGACGGCGCGTCATTCGCACAGGCAAATTTAACAGAGGCAAGCTTAGAGGATACAAACATTATTACTGCCGAGTTTGATAATACAGTGGGTATTTATCCCGTATGCCCTGATACTGGAAGCGTTACGGGATGGACTATTGGCGAAGATGAGGAGGGAAATGAATACCTTGTTGAAATAATGCTACCTTGGGGTGCTTTAAGAAACTCAGGTACTACAAGAAGATGCAGGGCAAATTGTTTGTATATCAATGACATAACCCCGATCGGAGAATCACTGGAAGATGATGACTGTCCTAATAGCGTAAATCTAAAAAACAGAGATTTTAAACTCAGTTTAGGGGAATCATCAATTGATGAAAATTTTGAAGTAGACAGGTTTAAGATAAGTTCTACAGACCTTTACTTCTACATCACGAAGGAAGAGGCACTGGCACAGGCGAGGAAAAAGATATGATAGTGCATCACAATAATGTAATCATACATGTATTTGACGGTCCTAGTCCGCTACCTGCACTAAAATATAAAGAAATCCATGAAGCTATACAGCCTGGAGATACTTTCATGATGAAGTGCGAACTTTTAAGCGGAGAAAGTGCCATACCCACTGATGTAATTTGTGAGGTTACTGTTAAAAAGAAGTACCACAATTGGTGCGAACTTAAAGTGATTGAGGAAAAAGAAGAAGTCGTTTACGGCAAGAAAAAGAAGAGGTCTATCAGGATAAAAAGAGTGGAGCATGGTATGTCGCCCACGATTGGGCAAATACTTATGGACAGTGCTTTAGGAGCGATACTCTGCAGTCCTGCACTAAGTAAAGCGCTTGAAAAAAGAAGTTTGAAAGAACTATTAGAAGATAAGGAACTGGGAAGAAATCTTCTCAGTAAAGGAGGATTTAAATGTCTAAGGTAGCAGAAGAAAAAGTAATTGTGCTGGATGTGTGGTCAGGGAAGAAAATAGAAAGAAGAATAGAGACTCTGGAGAGCAGACACAGCAAAGAGGTTGAAAAGCTAAAGAGGAAAGTTGCAGAGCTTGAGTATGATCTCGACAGTGTGGAAAGAGCATTCTGGATCGGGGTTATAGGCTTAACGATATTCAATTTGGCAGTAGTTGCAATGTTTGTTTTTTAAGAAGAAGGAGAAAATAGAAATGATTAATTTAACTTTTGAAACATTTGATGAGATGGTAGCTTTTGCAGGACAGATACTTGGTACACAGACAGGGAAAGCGGTAGCCCAGAATACTGCACCAGTTACGGAGGCTACAACTGTAGCACCTGCACAGGCACCAGTAACACCACAGGCACCTACACAAATGCCTACCTACTCTATTGATCAGATAGCAGTCGGGGCAATTCAGCTTAAAGACGCAGGAAGATTGGGAGAGTTTCAGCAACTTTTAGCAAGATTTGGAGTAGCAGCACTTACTCAGTTACAGCCTGCGCAGCTTCCTGAGATTGCCGCGGAGTTGCAAAAGATGGGGGTAAAGCTTTAATGACTAAGCATGCAATATTAAGTGCATCGGGGGCGCACAGGTGGCTTGAATGCGCCCCCAGCGCAAGGCTTGAAGAAAACTTTGAAGATAGATCGTCAGATAGTGCAAAAGAGGGCACATTGGCGCACTCAATAGCTGAGGCGAAAGTAAGGAACATGCTTATAGATCCGTTGCCCAAAAGGTCTTTTAGTAAGATACTTAAAGATTTTACAAAGGACGCTATGTATCAAAAAGAGATGGATGCTCTTACAGACGAATATGCGGAGTATATAAGGGGTATTGTGCTTTCATATGCACAAAAGCCTTATATAGCTGTAGAAGTAAAGCTTAACTTATCCGCATACATCCCTGAGGGTTTTGGTACAGCGGACTGCATTATAATATCGGGTAATGACTTACACATAGTGGATCTGAAGTATGGGAAAAATGTTGCAGTCAGTGCAGAAAATAATCCGCAGTTAAAGCTGTACGCGCTTGGAGCTGTAGGAGAATATGAATTGTTTTATGATATTCAGACTGTGCACATGCATATCTTCCAGCCTAGAAACAAGGATGGCGGAGGAACATTTATAGCGAGTGTACAGGAGTTAAAGGCTTGGGCGGAAAGTATAAAACCCGCCGTGGAAATGGCGTATATGGGTGCAGGAGAGCAAAAGGCGGGACCTTGGTGCGGTTTTTGTAAAGCTAAACCGATATGTCAGAAGCATGCTGAAAAATGCAGAGAACTTGCAAAACTTGACTTTAAAAAGCCCGAACTCTTATCTCATGAGGAGGTAGGGCAGATTTTACAGACGGCAAAAGATGTTGAGAGTTGGGCAAAGGCCTTAGAAGAATATGCCCTGTCAGAAGTGTTGAAAGGAAATGACATATCCGGCTGGAAGGCTGTAGAGGGAAGAAAAACAAGAACCTGGACAGATATGGATATGGCATTTAAGAAGCTTACGAATAGCGGTATAAGTGAAGAAATTTTGTGGGTGAAGAGCCCGTTGACTCTTGCTCAAGTTGAAAAAGAGATAGGCAAGAAAGAATTTAGCGCCCTTGTAGGCGATATGGTAACGACTAGTACAGGTAAGCCGACATTGGTACCTGATAGTGATAAAAGAGAATCAATTAAATTAAAAGCAGCAGATGAATTCAAGGAGGAATCAGCAAATGAGTAAAGTAATAACAGGAAAAGTAAGATTTAGCTATGTGGCACTTTTAAACCCAAGAAACGACTTAAACGGAAACAGCAAATATAGTGTGACAGCTTTGTTACCAAAATCAGATATACAGACAAAGCAGGCTATTGACGCTGCCATAGCGCAGGCTATAGAAGAAGGCAGAAACGGAAAGTGGAATGGGGTAGTTCCTCCAGTAGTACCTACTCCAATTCATGATGGAGACGGAGTGAAAGATAGCGGTGAACCTTATGGCGATGAGTGCAAAGGGTGTTGGGTATTTACAGCGTCAACAAATGCGGATCCAACAAGGCCTAGACCTGAGATAGTAGGGCCGGACTTACAGCCGATAATGAGTGCAACAGAAGTTTATTCGGGGATGTACGGCAGACTTTCAGTAAATTTTGCTCCATACTTTAGCGCAGGAAAAAGAGGAATAGGTTGCTATTTAAACAATGTGCAAAAGCTTGAAGACGGTGTGCCTTTAGGAGGATCTAAAGCGTCAGCTTCTGAGGATTTCGGAGGCGGACAACCTGCACAGGCTCAGTACACACAGCAACCTGCACAGGCTCAGTACACACAGCAACCTGCACAGATTGATCCTATAACAGGGCAACCCATAGTACAGGGCGGAGTTATGGGCCTATGATTAGGCTGTCGATAGACTTGGAAACCTATAGCAGTGTAGATATTAAAAAGGCGGGGGCGTACGCATATGTGCGCTCACCCGATTTTGAAATAATGCTTGCAGCGTATAGCTTAGACGGAGGACCTGTGCAGATACTTGATTTCACAGAGCCTGACTTTAAAGCCGGTATGGATTTGCTTTATAGTCTGATAACATCGGAAGGCATAGAAAAATGCGCGTATAATGCAACATTTGAGTGGCTTTGTTTGTCTAAGTATTACGGGCACGACTTACCACTAAACGGGTGGGCTTGTACAATGCACCACGGTTTATATTTAGGCTATCCCGGGGGTTTAGCAGCCATAGGAGAGGCTATAGGGCTACCGCAAGATAAAAGAAAAATGGGTGTAGGTTTAAGCCTTATACGCAAGTTCTGTGTACCGCATAAGCCGTCAAAGAAGGACCCAAGAGTAAGAATACTTCCACAGCACGAACCCGAAAAATGGCAACTGTTTAGAGAGTATTGCAAGCAGGATGTAGTGACTGAAATGTCTATAAAAAATATCCTAGATAGACACCCTGTACCGGATGATGAAATGGAATTATGGCGACTGGATTTGATGATAAATAATACAGGTGTGGCCGTAGATGAGAAGCTTATCGAAGGGGCTTTATATTGTTCACAGGCTATTACAGAGAGTCTTATGGAAGAAGCAAAAGAGATTACAGGACTTAGTAATCCTAAATCGGTTCAGCAGTTAACTAAATGGCTTGAGGAAGAGACAGGCGAAGAGGTGGACAACCTTAGAAAAGAAACTGTCTCGGGTATGATAAAAGACCTTGATAATGAAACGGCTATAAGGATGCTTGAGATAAGGCAGGAACTTTCAAAGACTTCAGTAAAGAAGTATGATGCTATGAAAAACGCTCTTTGTGATGACGGGAGAATAAGAGGACTCTTGCAGTTTTATGGGGGAAACCGTACAGGTAGATGGGCGGGCAGACTTGTTCAAGTACAGAACCTGCCAAGAAATCACATGGATATGATAGAGCTTGCAAGAGACTTAGTTAAGGCAAAGGATTTAGACAGCTTAAAAATGATATTCGGTAATATTCCCGATACCTTATCACAGCTTATAAGAACTACTTTTATTCCTGCGCAGGGTAATAAATTTATCGTTGCAGACTTCTCTGCCATAGAAGCAAGGGTAATCGCTTGGCTATCTGGGGAGAGTTGGAGACAGGAAGTATTTGCTACACACGGTAAGATTTATGAAGCTTCAGCGTCTGCCATGTTTGGGGTGTCTATAGACAGGATTAAAAAAGGTAATCCTGAATATGAACTCAGGCAAAAAGGAAAGATTGCGGAGCTTGCTCTTGGATATCAAGGTCACGTTGGGGCTTTAAAGGCTATGGGGGCCGACAAGATGGGGCTTAGTGATGAAGAGTTGTTTGACATCGTTGCAAGATGGAGAGGATCCAATAAGAGGATAGTGGAGCTTTGGTATAGGTGCGAAAGCGCAGTTCTTACGGCGGTTCGTACAGGCATGGCACAAAACGTAAACGGCTGTACTTTCAGAAAAACAGATAACTTTATGATTGTTACTTTGCCGTCCGGCAGAGAATTATTCTATATAAATCCCACGCTAAAAATCAATGAAAAGGGCAAAGAGCAAATGTTTTACATGGGAGTTGAGCAGGGCACTAAAAAATGGGGCGAAATAGGAACCTACGGCGGAAAAATAGTCGAGAACATAGTGCAAGCGATAGCAAGAGATTGTTTGGCGTTAAGTATGAAAAAGACTGCAGCTAAAGGGTTTAAAGTGGTAATGCATATACACGATGAGATGGTTGTTGACAGCCCTAAAGACAGAGAACTCAAAGAGCTTACGGATATAATGGCTGAGCCTGTACCATGGGCACAAGGGTTGATACTGCGCGGTGACGGTTTTGAATCAATGTTTTATAAGAAGGACTAAACTATGACGGATAAAAAGCTGACTATTTCCATTGCTGCCAGTCGCTTCTCTACCAAATGGCAGAGGCAGACGATATGGTGGTCGGAATTTATAAAAAAATTAGAAAATCCTGTAAGGTCGCCTGAGACACTGGAGCACTTCTTAAGCCTTCCTAAATCCAAGCAGGATGAACTGAAGGATGTAGGCGGTTATGTGGGAGGCGCTCTCATAGATGGCCGTAGAGGTGCAAGAAGCGTAGAGAGCAGGAATTTAGTTACGCTTGACCTTGACAATATTCCAAGCGGAATGACAGAAGAGGTTTTAAAGAAAATATCCCTGCTTGGCTGTGCCCTTTTGGTACACAGTACAAGAAAGCATGAACCTGCAAGGCCAAGGCTTAGAATAATTATACCGCTTGCAAACGCTGTAACGGCTGAAGAATATGAGCCTATAGCAAGAAAAGTTGCAGAGCTTATCGGTATAGAGTGGGCAGACCCAACAACATTCCAAGCTTCAAGACTTATGTACAACGCAAGCTGTAGCAGTGATAGCATATATGTTTTTAAGGTTCTTGACGGCGGCTTTTTAGACCCTAAAGGCGTGCTCGCTATGTACGAAGACTGGCACAATCACTTAGAATGGCCACTTGTACCAAACGAAGCACAAAAGTATACCCATTTGGCAGATAAACAGCAGGATCCAAGAGAGAAGGGCGGAATCATAGGTGCTTTTTGTAGAACTTACGACATCTACAGGGCAATGGATGAACTTATTCCGGGGGCTTACTTAAGTACAGAGCATGAGGACAGATATACTTACTCAGGCGGTTCAACGGCAGGAGGTGCAATCGTATATAACGGGCTGTGGCTGTATTCACATCATGCTACAGACCCTGTAAGTGGAAGACTGTGCAATGCTTGGGACCTTGTAAGGCTCCATAAGTTTGGAGATTTAGATTCAGATGTGAAGCCTGATACCCCGACAAATAAACTGCCTTCTTATTTGGCAATGGCGGAGTTTGTAAGGGGCATTAAAGAGGTATCTGTACTTTTAACTAAAGAGAGGTATGAAGAGGCAAGCGGAGAGTTTAAAACTGCCATAACAGATGATAACAGCGACTGGATGGCGGGACTTAAAATCAACGGCAACGGGGCGGTAGAAAAGACAATAGGCAATATAAGCTTAATACTTGATAACGATCCGCTCCTAAAAGACAAGATAGCACTTGACGATTTCGCCTGCAGAGGAGTTGCGCTTGGGGCACTTCCCTGGAATAGTGAAGAAGAAAAAAGACAGTGGAATGACACAGACGATGCAGGCCTTAGATGGTATCTTGAAAGCGTTTACGGCATTACGGGTAAAGATAAGATATATGACGCAACCGCTTTGTGTGCCCACAAGCACGCATTCAACAGCGTTAAGGACTATTTAACAGGACTTAGTTGGGATGGAGTGCAAAGGCTTGAGAATCTATTTATAGATTATTTCGGGGCTGAAAACAGCCTTTATATAAAAGCAGTTACAAGAAAATCTTTCGTTGCAGCAGTTACAAGGGTAATGCAGCCAGGTGCAAAATTTGACAATATGGTAATTGTATCGGGGGCACAGGGTATAGGTAAAAGCACATTCTTTGCGACACTGGGCGGTGAGTGGTTTTCCGATAGTCTTATGACTTTTGAAGGCAAGGAAGCGGCAGAGCTTATACAAGGTAGATGGATAGTAGAAGTCGGAGAGCTTAGTGGTATGTCTAAGTCAGAGACTAATACGGTAAAACAATTTCTTTCAAAGACCGATGATATATACAGAGAAGCATACGGAAGGAGAACAGCACAATTTCCCAGAAAATGCGTATTCTTTGGAACGACAAACGATAGCGAATACTTAAGGGACCCGACGGGGAGCCGTAGGTTTTGGCCGGTGGATGCGGACCCGCTTAAAACCGCAAAATCTGTTTTTAATGACCTTCCAAAAGAAAGGGACCAGATATGGGCGGAAGCATACTTTTATTGGCAATTAGGCGAGAAGTTACACCTTCCAAAAGATATAGAAGCAATGGCTAGACTTGTACAGGAAGAACACAGGGAGGTTTCAATCAAAACAGGAATGGTAAGAAGCTTTGTAGAAAAAGAAGTACCGGAAGGATGGAATACTTACAGCTTGGAACAAAGAAGAGCTTACTGGTCCTTTGAGTACAAAACATACAAGGGCAATACTGTAAAGAGAGATAGAATCTGTGCGGCAGAGATTTGGACAGAGTGTTTTGGTAAGGACGCAAGCACGGCAAGAAGGCAGGATACGATAGAAATAAATAATATTTTGAGTAGCCTAGACGGGTTTGAATACAATGCCAAAGTTATGAAATTTGGATGCCACGGAGACCAAAGAGGATATAAAAATGTCGGATTTTAGGGGGCAACATTCAGGGGCAACATTAGGGCATAAGGGCAACATTCTAAAATTTTATAGGGGCAACATTGACAATTAGAATGTTGCCCCAATGTTGCCCCCTAAAGCCTTGATTTATAAGGGTTTGTAGTATAAGGGCAACAGCAACATTAAGTATATAACTATATGAAATAGATACTATATACCGTATATATACCCCTAATACGTATATATATAGGGAAAAGCAGTAATGTTGCCCCTATCTGAAAAAAAAACGGAGAATAAAAATATGAGTTGTGAAGATTGGTTAGCCAATCAGCTAAAAGACGGAGAATGGCATTTAGTAGATTGGATAAGAACTGAATTTAAAAAGACAGGCTTTAAGAAAAGCGAATTCAAAGCGGCAAGAAAAAATTTAGGCGTGGAAACTTTTCATCAGCAAGAAGATGATATAAACAATTGGTTTTGGCGGTTGAAAAAATGAGAGAACGAGAGATTGAAGAATATTTAAGGCTTGGAGTGAAAAGACTGGGGGGCACGGCTTTTAAGTTTACATCTCCAGGCAATGCGGGGGTACCCGATAGGCTTGTAGTAATGCCCGGAAACAGAATTTACTTTGTAGAGCTTAAAAGGCACGGAGGAAAAACGAGCCAACTGCAGGATAGGCAGATAGGTAGGCTTAGGGATTTGGGTTGCAATGTGTTGGTAATCGACAGCAAAGAGGGGGTAGATAAATTTTTAGATGATATTCAAAGCACATAATTATCAAAGATATTGCATTGAAAGAATAATATCGCAAAAAGAAATCGGGTTATTTCTTGATATGGGACTTGGAAAAACGGTGATAACTTTAACCGCCCTTAATGATTTACTTTACAACCGCTTTGAGATTTCAAAAGCTTTAGTTATAGCACCGAAAAAAGTTGCAGAAGGAACTTGGGCACTTGAAGCGGATAAGTGGGACCACTTAAAGCATTTAAGAATAAGCACCTGCCTTGGTAGCAGCGCAAAGAGGATTAGAGCACTTTGTACACCTGCAGATATTTATGTTATCAATCGTGAGAATGTATCTTGGCTTGTGGATTATTACAAAAACGATTGGCCTTTTGATACGGTGGTTATTGATGAGCTTTCAAGTTTTAAAAGCAGAGAAGCAAAGAGGTTTAAAGACTTGAAGGCCATAAGGTCCAGAATAGATAGAATTATAGGCCTTACAGGAACACCGGCTCCCAACGGCTTAATGGATTTGTGGGCGCAAGTGTATCTGCTTGATAAAGGGCAAAGACTTTATAAGTCCATTACGCAATACCGTAATAGGTATTTCGATAGCTACACAGCAGATGCATCGGGTAGACAAAATTATACACCCAAAGATGGAGCCAAAGAGCTTATATCAAAAGAGCTGTCAGACCTTTGTATATCAATGCAGGCAAGCGATTACTTAGAGCTACCTGATCTTGTTATAAATCCGATGTACGTAGTTTTAGACGCCAAGGCCGATAAAGCTTATAGAGAATTTGAAACAGAGTATATTCTGCAAATTCCTGACGGTGAGATATCCGCTACAAACGGCGCTGCACTTTCAAATAAGCTTCTACAGCTTTGCAATGGGGCAGTGTATGACGAGGATAGAGGGGTGCACCATATACACGACTGCAAGATGGACGCGCTAAAAGAGATTGTAGAATCTTTAAAAGGCCATAATATTTTATTGTTTTACAGCTTCCAACATGATAAAGAGCGAATTATGAAAGAGTTTCCGCAGTGTAGAGAGTTAAAGACTGTACAGGATCAAAAAGATTGGAACGATGGCAAAATAGAAATACTTTTGGCACATCCTGCAAGTGCAGCCTATGGGCTTAATTTACAAGACGGTGGTAATCACATGATATGGTTCGGCCTTAACTGGTCCTTAGAGCTGTACCAGCAGGCGCTTAAAAGGCTTCACAGACAAGGACAAAAGCAAAAGGTTATAGTTCATCAATTACTTGTAAAGGGTAAGCGTGACGAGGATGTGGCTAAAGCGCTTGAGGGCAAGAGCGATACGCAACAGGCCTTGCTTGACAGCCTAAAGGCAAGAATACAAGAAGTAAAAGAGAGGATTAAAAAATGATAGATTTTGGAAAAGTACAGGCAGATGCGGTTAAAAATATTTGTAAGTCAGAAATTACAGGAAAAGCAGCGGACTATAGAATTTATAGCGCTGTCACGATAGACGGGAACACATACATACCGCTTGTGTATAAAGGCATATCAATATACCTGATACCGGAGAGATACAGCTTACTAAATCCTGCATTTGCTGGAGTTGGTAATCCGATAGTAGAGAAGATATTTAAGAGTGCGGAAGATGCGGAGCAGATTACAGATACAAAGATGATAAAGATACTTGTGAAAGAGTGGTCAGGCAGTGTGCAGTTAAAAGAGTTTAAGACGAAAGAGAACAAATCGATTTTTGTAGATGAAAAACTTATAAAGCCTTTTGGTCAGGGCATAAGGTACTACGCAAATGAAAACAGCGATATCGTTTACATAAAAGAAGTTGATGATTGGTTAGGCGTAGCATTTGCTACGCGAGTAAAGGATAATGAGTAATGACAGAAGTTAGATACATTAGGTGCAAAGATTCTGACGACTTAATAGAGCTGATGCACGAATACGAAGCTGAGAGGTATATACAGATTTTTGCTATGAAAAAGATGGAGTTGAAGGATTTTGGTTGGAAATAAAGGGGTAAAAACAATGACAAGAAAAGAGATTTTAGCAGAAGCAGAAAAGTGCGTATGCAATGATAGAAATGTGCAGTATGGAGAGCCTGAAGATAATTTTAACACTATAGCAGAATTTTGGAGCACTTTCTTAGATATACATATAACAGCGCCACAGGTGGCCGCGATGATGATATTGATGAAGACAGCAAGGATTAAAGCAAGTCAGGGAAGAGATAAAGATAGTTGGATTGATGCTGCAGGCTATTCTGCTTGCGGTGGTGAGATAGCCACAAGGGGTATAGAACATGAATAACGATATCAAACACAACGCCGAAGGCTACAAGGACAGCACAGCATATAAAGCTATCATGGCGATAGAAGATTTTAAGAAAAGAAAACTAAAGGAGCAGGCTGAACATGATGAACTAATCAAGCACATCAGATACATTGTGGAGCTTGCAGGGTTTAAGTTGACTGACAGAGTGAAGCTTATGCATAAAGAAAGTAGAAGGAGGTATGAGTAATTGGAGCTGAGCGAATTAAAAGCAAAAGTGTTAGAGATTTTTGAAATTACAGAAGTAAAAGACTTAGGAGTTGCATTGGCTAAAAATCTTGATAACTATGATAAAATGATGGCTTTTGAAGAGGCTGTGAATGGAGATTTATCAAAAGATTGGTTGCAAAAGATTTATCAGTATCATGAAGCGGACCGCAAAGAAAAGAAGCAAGATTACACACCTGCAAGCCTGGGGAAGCTTTTAGCTAAATTATCAGGAGAGAGCGATGTTGTAATGGATCTTTGCGCGGGTAGTGGTGCTTTGACGATTCAGAAATGGAATGAAAATCACAATCAAAGATTTTTGCTATACGAATTAGACGAGAATGTAATCCCGTATCTACTGTACAACTTAGCAATAAGAAACATAGAGGCTACAGTGATGAGGGCGGACGTATTAAAAAATGAAGTATATGAAAGCTGGGAAGTAAAGAAGGGAGAAAAGTATGGGAAGTGTATTGCTATCAAATCCGCCGTATAACCTAAAGTGGGAGCCACCAGTTATGGCAGGGTTTGACCAAAGATTTATTGGATATGGTATACCGCCGAAAAGCAATGCAAATTATGCTTTTATACTTACAGGAGTAAACGTAGCTGATAAGTCTTACTTTTTGTTACCGCTTTCGGTATTGAGTCCAAAGCAAGTAGAGAGTAACATAATAAAAATGCTTATAAGCGAAAATCACCTTGAGGCGGTTATATTACTGCCGGGTGATATGTTTGAGTCCACAAGTATACCCGTTTGTGTATTGTCTTTTAATAAAAGCAAGACTACAAAAAAAGTTGTTTTTGTAGATGCAAGGGAAATGGCTGAAAAAGAAATCAGAGAGCAAAGAGGGCAATTTGGCGGAGCTTCACACGAAGGTAGAGTATACAAAAAAGAAGTTAATGTATTAAACGATGAAGCTATAGAGAAGATAGATGCAATTATAAGAAACCACGAGGACATAGAAGGGATATCTAAATGCGTAAGTATAGACACAATAGCAAGTAAAGATTACTCAATAAGGCCTCAGGACTATATAACATCTGCCGAGGTGGAAGAGGTACGCAGAAGTTATAAAGACATAGCAAGTGACTATAATCGTATAATGCAGAGCAAAAACGCGCTTAAGATTACAGTAAATGAAACATTAGCCAAAACTTTAGGACTATATAATGCGTACGCAAATAAAAAAGAAAGCGACATTAGTAAAAGCTTCAAAGTAGTGGGCGAAAAAGCAGATAAAGAAGATTATATATCTCTTACAAAGTCTGCAATTTTTAAAATCGAATGTAGAAGCGACAAAGCATTTCCCGAATTGCTTGCCATATTTGTATCAATGTGGAAGCAACATATAATGTTTTTGAACAACGAAGAAAATAAGATTTTAGCAGAGTTCAGGGATGCACTACTGCCAGATCTGATGCAAGGAAGGATAGAGGTTGAATGATGGAAGATAAGATAAGAGAAGAATTAAAAAGTAAAGCTGATAGAATAAATGATATTAATGAAAAGGTGGACTTTTACAAAAATAAGCTGGAAGACATGATGAACATGCTTGAGTTTTTGGATACATTCGAATGTTGTGCTATATCACTTACAGGATTTAGTGACGATGAAGGATACAGAGAATGCGTCCCTATGCCTCTACGTGACAACGACATAATAGGAGTAGAAAATTTGATTGAGGAAAAGCTCAGAAATCGAATCAATGAGTATGATGATGAAATTATAAAAGCTTATCAGGAGCTAGATGAGTTGCTGAAGTAAGGTGGTGAGTAAATGAAGAATGATATAGATAAGATTATCGAAAGAGTAGAAGGTGTAAAATTTTCGAGAAATGTATCTCGCAAGTTTCGCGAATTAGCTGAGAAGCTTAGAGTTGCTGCGAAAAAAGATGAATTACTTATAAGCTTTCGAATTTTTAAGAAGGGAATCGGCTATGAAGATGTGGGCTTCCCTGCAGATTTCACGACCGATAGAGAAATGCTGTTTGCAGAGGTAGGGGCAAGGATTCTGGAAGAGGAAGCAGAGCAGCACGAAAAAGATTTGATTAAAAGACTTAGAGAGATGAAAAAAGCAATCGAAGAGGTAGAATCATGAAGATAAAAACGATGTACACGTGTGAGCTGTGTGGAACAAGTTATAGTGATAAGAGTAGGGCGGAGCAATGCGAAAAAACTCATAAGACATGGCTAAAGATTGTTGGGGCCGGATACTTACCGCACGAGCATAACGCAAAAGGTTTCCCTAATTGGATACTGGTGAAATCAAAAGACGGGGAAGAGGCAAAATACAGGAGGTGAGTGATGACGGCTAAAGAATATTTAAGGCAGCTAAAGACATTAGACAATATGATAAATGCTAAGCTTTTAGAAAAAGAGCGTATGAGGGCATTAGCTACTAAGGTTACAAGCAACCTAGGGGAGAGAGTACAAGGTGGTGGTTCAGGCGGATTTGAAAGCGTATTAATAAAAATTTGTGAATTAGAGAAATTCATTGAGACGGATATTGATAAGCTTGTTGATTTGAGAGAGGAAGCAAGTGGGTTAATTGGCAAGCTTAACAATAGCAATCACAAAGCCATATTGTCTATGTATTATGTGTCTAATGCTACATTTGAACAAATAGCTGAATACATGAATTATTCAGTGGCAGGCATTTTTAAGATACACGGATATGCATTGAGGGAGTTTGATACTATCTTTCAAAAAGACAAAGAGTGAAAAAAGTGAAAACGATTCTGTGATATTATGTAAGTGGATTTTAAGGAAAATCTGCAGGATATAAAACCTCCTTACAGATATATCAATACTTCGGGCACAAAGAAGGCAGTCAGTGGGCTGTCTTTTTTGTTTGTAAATTTTAAGAAAGGAGCTGATGATATATGAAGTTGACATTAAAACAACAAAGATTTGCTGATGAGTATATCATCAGTGGAAACGCTACAGAGGCAGCAATAAAAGCAGGATATAGTAAGAAGACGGCTAACAGAATAGCAACTGAAAACTTGTCAAAACCTGTTATAAAATCCTATATAGACGAACGATTAAAGGAATTATCTGATAAAAAGATTGCCAATCAGCAAGAAGTACTTGAATACCTTACATCCGTACTTAGAGGTGAAAGTAGTTCAGAAGTAGTTGTAATAGAAGGCCAAGGTGAGGGAGTAAGCAAGGCAAAGCCTATACAAAAAGCCCCTGACGAAAAGGAAAGGCTTAAAGCTGCGGAGCTACTCGGTAAGCGAATGGGGCTGTTTAAGGACAAGATAGATTTAACTGCCAATATACCTGTAATAATATCAGGAGATGATGAGCTTGAAGACTGATAAAATAAACATTAGCCTTCCGGAAGTTGTAGGTAATGGATACGGTACCTTTTGGAGATATAAGGGCAGATATAGAGTTTGCAAAGGCAGTAGAGCAAGTAAGAAGTCTAAGACAACAGCACTGTGGTATATATGGGCATTGATGAAGTACCCACAGGCTAATTTACTTGTAGCCCGTAAGGTATTCAGGACTCTAAAAGACAGTTGCTTTACAGAGCTTAAATGGGCGATAAGAAGACTTAATGTAGAGAACTACTGGGAAGTAAAGGAATCACCGCTGGAGATGACTTATATACCTACAGGACAGAAAATTTATTTTAGAGGTCTTGATGATCCGCTTAAGATCACATCGATCACAGTAGAGCAGGGGTATCTTTGTTGGTTATGGCTGGAAGAAGCTTATGAGATATCAAACGAAAACGATTTCAATATGCTTGACGAGTCAATAAGAGGAGCTATACCGGATGAAGTGCAACTATTTAAGCAGATTACGATCACATTAAATCCTTGGAACGAACATCACTGGATAAAGAAAAGGTTCTTTGATACTCCAGACGATGAAGTCTTGGCAATGACTACAAATTATCTTTGCAATGAATGGCTTGATAAGGCAGATCTAAAGGTGTTTGAGTCGATGAAAAAGAACAATCCACGAAGGTATCAGGTAGCCGGACTTGGCGAGTGGGGAATTGTGGACGGATTAGTATATGAAAACTGGGAAGAAAAAGCCTTTGATATAAATGAAGTCAAGAAGATATCAACTATTCAATCGGCATTTGGTCTTGACTTCGGATATACAAACGATCCGAGCGCTTTATTTTGTGGACTTGTAGATACTAAGAGCAAAACAATCTGGGTGTTTGATGAGATGTATAAGAAGGGTATGAGCAACGAGGCTATAGCGGAGGAAGTTATAAGAATGGGATACGCTAAAGAGCGGATAAGGGCAGATAGTGCAGAGAAGAAAAGTATAGACAGGCTTTACACCTTGGGGTTATCGCACATAACTCCTGCAAGGAAAGGACCTGACAGCATAATAAACGGGATTGACTTTATACAGGACTATCACATAATAATCCATCCCAAGTGCGTTAATTTCATTACCGAGATATCTAATTATACTTGGGCAAAAGATAGTAAGACAGGCAATATGATAAATAAACCTATTGATGATTTTAACCACTTAATGGATGCAATGAGATATGCACTTGAGGATATTTCAATGGGGTCTGTATACAGTTTTGATTAAAAAGGAGTAAAGTGTGGATTTTATAAAAAAGATAATTTTGGCAATCAGCCGGTTTTTTAATAAAAAAAGCATAGCCGGTATTGATGGAATCAATATCCTAAAGAATGAAATACTGACATGGAGATCATCTCCGGAAAGAACAATGCAACTCAAAGGTGAGATGTATTACGAGGGTGTGCATGATATTCTTGCAAGAAAAAGAACTGTTATAGGCGAGGGCGGGGAACTGCAAGAAGTGACCAACTTGCCGAACAATAGAATCATAGATAACCAGTATGCTAAGCTTGTAAATCAAAAAGCTAACTATCTGCTAGGTCAACCTTTTGTAGTAAGTACGGATAATATATCCTACATGGAGTGCCTAAAGCAGATATTCAATAAAAAGTTTATGCGTAATATAAAAAAAGCCGGCAAATTTATGCTGAATACCGGTATGGCGTGGATCTATCCAAATTATGATAGCTCCGGTCAACTCAACTTCAAAATATTTTCGGGATATGAGATATTACCGTTCTGGGAAGATGACGAAAAGACAAGGGTAAGACTTGCGGTAAGAGTGTATAAGACAGATGAATATACAGCTGCAGGTCGCAAGACAGAAGTTGAAAGAGCTGAGGTGTATACGCCGTTGGGCGTGTATAAATTTATATTAAACGGCGAAACGATAGAGAGTGATAATACCACACCTTACAGCACATATGTAAACACCGATAACGATAGTTACAACTGGGGAAGGATCCCTTTAGTACCTCTTAAGTATCATGAAGGGACTCCGCTTATAAAGAGGGTCAAGTCACTTCAAGACGGAATTAACATAATGCTCTCAGACTTTGAAAACAATATGCAAGAAGATGCCAGGAATACTATTCTTGTTATTCGTAATTATGACGGACAGGATCTGGGAGAGTTTAGGCAGAAGCTTGCACTGTACGGAGCGGTCAAGGTGAAAAGCAATGACTCTGAAAAGGGCGGAGTTGATACGCTTGAGGTCAAGGTCAATGTAGATAACTACAAAGCTATTATTGATATATTCAAGAAAGCTTTAATAGAAAATGGTATGGGCTATGATGCCAAAGATGATAGAATGTCCGGCAATCCTAATCAGATGAATATTCAGAGCATGTACAGTGACATTGACTTAGATGCGAACGATATGGAAACAGAACTGCAAGCGGCATTTGAAGAACTGCTTTGGTTTGTAAAAGTGCATCTATCTAATATGGGATACGGTGATTTTGAAAATGAAGAAGCAACTATCACATTTAACAGGGATATACTGATCAATGAGACTGAGGCGATAGAGAGTTGTGTTAAGTCAGTCGGCATCTTATCAGACGAGACTATCATAGAGCAGCATCCTTGGGTTGATGATGTTCAAAAGGAGCTTGAGCGCATAAAGAAGCAAAAAGAAGAGCAAATGCAAGACCAGTATGGGGCATTTGTGGATTCTAATGCTCAATCTGAAGGCGGTGATGTAAATGCCGAATAGCTCGTATTGGCAAGACAGGTTCACACAAATTGAAGCAGTTGCTCACAATAAAGGTATAAAAGCTTACAGTGAGATAGAAAATATTTACCAAAAGGCACAAAGAGAGCTTGAGAACAAAATAAATACCTGGTATCAAAGATTCGCAATCAATAATGATGTATCTATGGCAGAAGCAAGAAAAATGCTTAATGCAAAGGAGCTAAAGGAGCTTAAGTGGACTGTAGAGGATTATATAAAATACGGTAAAGAAAATGCACTAAACAAGCAATGGATAAAAGAACTTGAGAATGCGTCTGCAAGGTTTCATATATCAAGACTTGAATCTCTAAAGCTTCAGACACAGCAAAGCCTAGAAGTATTATATGGCAATCAGCTGGACATAGTAGACAAAACTATGAGGAATATTTATTCTGAAAGCTTATACAGAACTGCTTTTGAAGTACAAAAAGGCTTTGGTGTAGGGTTTGCGTTCGATAAACTGGATGAGAATAGGCTAAGTAAGGTGATCGGTAAGCCTTGGGCTATGGATGGTGTAAACTTTTCGAACAGGATTTGGAAAAATAAAGAAAAACTTATAAATGAGTTACACGGAACATTAGTAAGAAATATCATAAGCGGTTCAGATCCTGTAAAAGCTATAAAAGAAATAGAAAATAAAACGAATGTATCAAGAAGCGCAGCGGGTCGACTCATAATGACGGAGTCGGCTTATTTTAGTTCAGTAGCTCAAAAGGATATGTTTAATGAACTTGATGTTGAAAAATATCAAATAGTGGCAACCCTTGATAACAGGACGTCTGAGATTTGCTCGGAACTTGACGGAAAAGTATTTGACATGAAAGACTATGAAGCAGGGGTCACAGCCCCACCTTTTCATCCTAACTGTAGAACAACTACAATACCTTACTTTGATGATTGGGAAGAACTAGGAGTAGATCCTGAGCGGATAGCAAGAGATGAAGAAGGTAATAACTATTATGTGCCGGCTGATATGACATATAAGGAGTGGGAAAAAGAATTTGTTGAAAAAGAAAGTAGTCATAAAGGAATAATCCGTGATTCTCGAATAGATAGAACCGTTATAAATTCTAACGAGTATGATAAAAAACTTAATAAGTTAGGCGAAAATCCTGATGTAACAAGAAGTATTAAAGATGGATGTCGTGATATACTTAAACATAGAGATGGTTCAAAATATGAGGATATAGTGTTTATAAATGGAAATACAGGTGATATGATAAAACGAATGGACTATAATGTAAAACAGAGAGCTGCTCCTTCTAAAAAGATGATGAAAATGTTAGAAAAGGAGCCGGCTGGAACTATAATAGCAATACATAACCACCCAGATAGTACATTGCCAAGTGCTAGTGATTTAGCAGTTGCCTATAACAGGAAATATAAGTATGGATTAATTGCATGTCATAATGGAGATATATATAAATATTCAGTAAGTAGACCTTTTGGAAATATGGAGAATATGGTATACAATAACCGGTTTGACAAATTTAACTCAGGAGAGTACAATAGCATAGAAGAATTTTTTGTAGAGATAGAGGAAAATACAGGAGTGAGGATAGAAAAACTTTAAAGGAAGGAGATTGTTACATGATTTCGTATGAAACTATTAATAATAGATTGGGTTTTGATTTTATGAAAAAATGGAAAGAATATATGGACAGTGTATCAATCACTGAAGATGATGATATGGAAAAATGTCCTTTGCGTCTCCTTACTTGGGAAGAACGTAATTTTGTAGAAAATGATTTTATAGAGAAGTACTCTAATTAGAAATAAATAATAAAGGAATGATTAAGGCACTTACTGAAGTAGGTGCTTTTTTATTGCCGTCTTTTAGTTTTGCAGACGATAAAGAACAAAGACAGAAAGTGGAATGAACCACGCTAAAAAATGTAAGAAAGGAATTAAAGAACATGAAAAGAGAAGATTTTATAGCACTTGGGATTGATGAGGAATTAGCAATTAAATGCGAAAAGGCAAGTAATGAAGAGCTTAAAGGCTATGTACCTTATGATAGATTTAAAGAAGTCATAGAGGAGAAAAATAAGCTTAAAAATGATATCGCTGATAGAGATAAGCAGTTCGAAACGCTAAAGAACTCTACAGGTGATGTTGAAGCAATGAAGGAGCAAATAGCTTCTCTTCAAGCGGATAACAAAGCAAAAGACGAAGCTCACGCAGCGGAGATCAAGCAAATGAAAATTAATAGTGCTTTGGAATCTGCACTGATCGGCTCTAAGGCTAAAAATGTAACAGCGGTCAAGGCGCTTATTAAAGACCTTGACAAGGCAGAACTTCAGGATGACGGAAGTATAAAAGGGCTTGAAGAGCAAATAGCGGCTTTAAAAAAGTCTGATAGCTATTTATTCGAGGAAGCTACTACTACAAAGCCAAACTTCAAAGGATTTCAACCCGGAGTAGCAAAAAAAGAAACTACTACAGGAAAGGTTGATATGTCCAAGATGTCTTATGAAGAGCTGGCAAATTATATTGAGAACAATCCGGATATCGGATAGTAGAAAGGTAAAAGGTAAAAAATAATGGCAAAATTTGATGCAAAGAGTTTTAATGAAAAGGCATTTGGGGCGTACATGTCCGCAATTCCTAATGTGAAACTTAATAAACTTAGAGAATCAAGAGCGGTGCTTAGTGATCAAAGACTGGCAGATACTTTCAAGAATCAGTCACAGACAGGTACAGTTTATGCAAGGATACCTTATTTTGGGAGAATAGGCGGAAATGCTCAGAATTATGACGGTGTAAGCAACCTTAACCCTGAAAGAACAACAACTTATGAGCAGGGTGTATTCACATATGGAAGAATGATGGGATGGACAGAGGCTGACTTTAGCTATGATGTAACAGGCGGTGTTGACTTCATGGCTAATGTAAGAGATCAGATCATGAGCTACTGGAACGAAGTGGACCAGGATGTTATCTTGTCTATACTTAAAGGTATATTTGCTATGAGTGCTACAGGTACCGGGGCTATAAAAACAGCAAACAAAGCTTTTGTAGACGCTCATACATTTGATATATCCGCTTCTACAGAGAACAAGAAGACTGATGAGACTATGCTTGTTGGTGCTACTACTCTTAATAGCGCTATTCAGAAGGCTTGTGGTGACAACAAGCAGAAGTTTAGCCTTGTTGTATGTCATTCTACCGTGGCGACAAACCTTGAGAACCTTAATTTACTTGCATATCTTAAGTATACTGACAGTGAGGGAGTTCAAAGAGATTTAAGTATGGGTACATGGAACGGCAGACTGGTCATCATCGATGATTCTATGCCGGTAGAGGTTAAGAATGTAGGTGCCACAGGTGGGGATGTTTCACTTTACACAACTTATATACTTGGAGAGGGCGCTATAGGCTTTGAAGATGTAGGGGCAAAGGTGCCTTATGAGATGGTAAGGGACGCAAAGACAAAGGGAGGAGAGGATACACTTATTTCAAGAAAGAGAAATGCTGTAAGTGTAGCCGGTATATCCTATCTCAGGGCTAGTCAGGCTACAAACAGCCCTACAAATGCGGAGCTTGAAAACGGTCTTAACTGGTCTTTAATAGACAGTGAAACAGGAGCTATTCCTCACAAGGCAATTCCTATAGCTCGCATAATCTCAAGGGGGTAATATGTTAGACAGGATAAAAGAGAGGTTGCAGTCATTAGGCTATACAGTAAAAGATAGTGATGATATTGCTATAAACTTTGCTATGCAAAAGGTTGAAAATACTATAAAGAACGATTGCAATGTCTCTAGTATCCCTGACGGTCTTATGAATATTGCAATTGATATGGTCATTGGTGAGTTTCTTATGTCAAAAAAGACATTTGCTCCTAACGACCTTTTAAGTTTAAATCTTGAAGTGGCTATAAAGCAGATACAAGAGGGTGATACAAATATAGCTTTTGCAGTAGGCGAAGGGAGTAAGACAGATGAGCAAAGGCTTGATAGCTTCATAAATTATCTTTTGACCTATGGTAGGGGTGAATTTAATACCTATAGGAGGTTCAAATGGTAAATAAAGGTATGATAGCAGCAAGGAAGGCTATAGAAAGTAGGTACAAAGGACTTTGCACTATACTGGAAAAGAAAAAAGTAAAGGACGAGACTACTAAGGCTACAGCATTGAGAGATATAGCAGTTTTAAGCAATCAGCCTTGTAGGTTGTCATATAGTAGCTCCGGTGCGGCAAATCAGACTGATACAGTATCAAATATAGAGCAAGCTATTAAGTTATTTATTGCTCCGGAGATTAAGATAGTTCCCGGATCCAAGCTAAGAATAACTCAAAATGAGGTAACTATTGATTATATATCAAGTGGTGTACCCGCTATATATGAAACACATCAAGAGGTATGCTTGGAGCTTGAAAAGGAGAGGGCATAATGGCAACATGGGGTAGTGCTGATTTTGAAGCGATCAGAGCAATGCAGAAAAACATAGAGCGAATACAGCAGGTTGATATGGCTGCTTTTTGTACTGAATGTAGCAAAGAGATTGCAAAAAGATTGCTTGCCCTTGTGATTCCCAGGACGCCGGTTGGGCAGTATCCTAGCGGAAGTGGCAAGGTGGGAGGAACATTAAGGCGTGGATGGACCGCTGCTGAAAATGTAACTGTAACCAGAGAGGGAGATACTTACACAGTTGTTATAAGTAACCCGGTTGAATATGCTCCTTATGTTGAATTTGGGCACAGGACCAGAGGAGGCGGATTCAAAGATCCACAGTTCATGCTTACAATGTCTGAAGAAAAGCTTAGGACTATAATTCCCAAACTGTTGGAAAGAAAAGTAAAGAAGATGCTTCAGGAGGTTCTTGATGCCTAAGATAAATAACAGTCTTGTATTAGATGCAATAAGTATTGCTATTAATAAAGTGTCTCCTGCTTCAAGTATATACATTGATAAAGTTGAGCAAGGGCTAAATAACGGTGATTTCATAGTAAGGTTGATAAATACAGAATATATACAGCACGGTAATGAGGATCTGTATAGAGTAGTTCCGGCTTTTGATGTTATTTACTTTCCTGAAAGTGGAAATAAAGACTGTATGAGCATGGGGGATAAGTTGTCACAGGAATTATCGTTAATTGAATTAATTACAGGTGATTTATTAAGAGCAACAAATAAAGGATATGAAATAGTAGATGAAGTTCTTCATTTTAAGGTTTCATACCCTTATAACACAATAAGTTATCGTAATGATTCGGGAATGGATGAGTTAAAGGTGGACCAAGGAGGATAAAGTGGCAAATAAAGTAATCAAAGACATATCCAAGTATTCTAAAGAGACAATTAGTCTATCTGACAGATATGCAGGGTACAAAGATATTATCAATGCAGAACTGGATGATGATAATGAGTACTCTATGGATGAGGTTGATAATATAATCAGTGATTTTTTGAAAAGAGAGGTGAGATAATGGCTTTAGGCGGCGGAATATGGACTAAGCAGGATAAGATATTGCCGGGAGCTTATACGGTATTTTCAAATGTAAAAAAGGCTACTGCTTCACTATCGGACAGAGGTGTTGTAGCACTTCCTATCGTTCTTAATTGGGGAGAAGTAGGGAAAGTACAGACAGTAAGCAGGGAAGATTTTCAGGCTAAGTCAAGAGAGTTGTTCGGATATAAGCAGGGTGCGGATGAACTGATTAATTTAAGAGAAGTATTTTTACACGCTACAAAAGTACATGTATTCAGACTTGCGGCGGCAAATGCAGTTCGTGCAAGTAATGATATTGCAAAGGCTAAATATCCGGGACCAAGAGGAAATGATTTGAAACTCGTTATATCTGCAAGCGTGGATGTACCGGGTTCTTTTAATGTATACACATATCTTGATAACACACAGGTAGATATGCAAACTGTAGCAGGTGCGGCAAATCTTAAAGACAATGCCTATGTATCTTTCAAGAGTACAGCAACATTATCGGTTACAGCAGGAATGCCGTTGACAGGAGGAACTAACGGAGGTGCAATCACGGGTGAAATGTATCAAAAGGCATTGGAAGCTTTTGAGTCTTTTTCCTTCAATGTTTTGTGCTGTCCAAGTACAGATAGTACCGTAACAAAACTGTTTATAGCGTATACAAAGAGGTTGAGAGATGAGGTAGGTGCTAAGTTTCAAACCGTTATATATGCTGTCGATAGCGACCATGAGGGGGTCATATCTGTTAAGAATGATGTAGTAGGGGCAGATAAGCAATCACTTGTATATTGGGTTGCAGGAGCTGAGGCAGGATGTGAGGTAAATAAGAGCCTTACTAATACCGGATATAACGGAGAGTATGAAATAAATGTCGATTATAAACAATCAGAGCTTGAAGCAGCGATAAAGAAGGGCAAGTTTGCATTACACAATGTAAACGGAGAAGTAAGGGTACTTGAGGATATAAATTCTTTAGTGACACTTGCAGATGATAAAGGGGAGTTATTCCAATCTAATCAGACTATCAGAGTTATAGATCAGATAAGTAATGATATAACTGCATTGTTTACCACGAGGTATTTGGGTACAGTGGCAAATGATCCCGCAGGAAGAATAAGTCTGTGGAATGATATTTGCAAGATACATCAAGAACTGGAAAAGCTTAGAGCTATAGAGAATTTTGATACTAAATCTGTTGAAGTAGTGCAGGGAAATGATAAAAAGTCTGTTCTTTGTACTATAAGCGGAGTCAATATAATAAGTGCTATGACTAAACTCTACATGAATGTAATCATAGCGTAGTAAGGAGGATATATGGATAATTCAATAATGAATGCTATGGATGCCATAGCAGGGTCTCAAGCTTCCGCATATATAACGCTTGCAGACGGTAACAGATATAAGTTTATGCAGCTTTATTCTTTTGAGTCTAATATGGAAATAAATCTTGTTGAAGTTCCAATTCTTGGGAAAACCGGCAAAGGGAATAAGCCGAGTGGTTGGACAGGTGAGTGGAAAGGAACTGCACATTATAATCAGTCAATACTTAGGCAGATGTGGCTTGAGTACAAAAATACAGGAAGACTTCCAAGTTTTGATATACAGATAACTAATGAAGATCCTACATCTGCTATAGGAAGACAAACTATAGTGCTTAAGGGTTGCCTGTCAAAAGGTGGTATACTTGCTAAATTCGATGCTGACTCAGAAACACTGGACGAGGATATAGAGGGTACATTCGATGATTGGGAAATGCCGGAAAGCTTTACAATGCTTAAAGGTATGCAATAGGAGGTAATTTATGGAAAGAAGTTTAAGTGCATTTTTAGCACAAAATGTTAAGAAGATTGAAAATACTTTTTATCCGGCATCAAACAGAATAGTAGATGATAAAGGAAAGCCGGTTGATTGGGAGATCTGTTGCATAACAGCTACAGAAAATTCAAGAATTAGAAGAAGTTGTTTTAACACCGTAGCAGTTGCGGGTAAAAGAGGTCAATACACTCAAGAGTTTGATGCAAATCTTTATTTGGCAAAGATATGCGTAAGAACAACAGTGTTTCCTAACCTTAATGATAAGGAACTTCAGGATAGTTATGGAGTTATGAGTGCGGAGGAGCTTATAACTACAATGCTTACTCCGGGAGAATTTGAGGACTACTCTACTAAGGTTATGGAGACTAACGGTTTTACTGACGAGAAGAACTTGGTTAAAGAAGCAAAAAACTAATAGATGGCGGCGATCCTGAAGCTAATTATGCATATTACTGTTTGCATAAGTTCCACTGGAAACCTACTGATTTTTTGGGAATGACAGAGGAGGAACAGGCCTTTGTGATTGCTGCCATTGACATTAAAGCAGAAAATGACAAAAAGCAAGCTAAAGAAGCAAAGAAAAAATCAAAAAGATAAGGAGGGTTGAATAATTGGCTACGATACAATCACAATTAGTGCTTACTGATGGAATGTCAAGTGTAATAAGACGTATTAATTCAGCTCTACTTATTTGTATAGACAGTTTTGAACAAATGCAGTCTGAATCCAACAATCAAATAGATACATCTGCTTTGTCAGATGCAAGGTCGAGACTTATACAGCTTAATGGAGAACTTGATAATGCTATTATAAGGGAAGATAGAGTAAGACAGGAAAGCGAGCAAACCGATAACTCGCTTCAGGATCTGACAGGAACTTTCATCGGTTTGGCTGCAGCTGCTGCAGGTGCTTTTTCGGCAGGTAGCCTTATTGAATTAGCCGACACAGCTACTCAAACAAGAGCAAGGCTAAATCTAATTACCGGTGATTTAGAGAAGACTAAAGATTTGCAGGATGCGATAATGGAATCGGCTAACCGTTCAAGAGCAGCGTATCAGTCTACAGCAGATGCTGTAGCTAAAATGGGCCTTATGGCTAAGGACGCTTTTAGCAGTATAGACGCAAACGGTTATAAGACCTTGAATACAGGTGAACTTGTTGCTTTTACGGAACTTTTGAATAAACAATTCGTAATAGCCGGAGCATCTGCACAAGGAATGGATTCTGCAATGACACAGCTTACACAAGCTATGGCATCAGGTGTGTTAAGAGGTGATGAGCTCAATTCTATATTTGAGCAAGCTCCAACTATTATAGAAACTATAGCGAATCATTTAGGTGTTGAAATAGGTCAGATAAGACAGTTAGCACAAGAGGGCAAGATTACGGCAGATGTAGTTAAAAGTGCAATGCTGTCATCGGCAGATGAAATAAATTCAAAGTTTGAGTCTATGCCTTACACATATGCTCAAGTGGGCACTATGCTACAAAATATTCTTATGGATACTTTCGAACCGGCCATACAACTAATTGGTCAAGGGGCACAATGGATAGTTGATAACTGGAGTAATATAGAGCCTATCTTGGCGGGTGTAGCGATAGGTATACTTTATGCCGCTACTACATGGGGAATTTATACAGCTGTGACATGGTTGTGTGTAGCAGCAAATCAAGCACTTCTGGTAAGTATGTTATCTAATCCATTTTTATGGATCGCAGTATCGGTTGCAGTTGTGGTTGCTGCAATATATAAATTCATTCAGTCGGTAGGCGGAATGAAAAATGCTTGGACATTGGCTCAGATGGCTATTGGAGTAGGTATTGCTGCTTTAAGATTAGCTTTTATGACAGGGGTTTATGCGATTATAAATCTTGCCGGTAATTTGTCTCTATGTTGGCAAAAAACAGGTGTTGCTATTTCAAATTTCATTGGTCAGATGAAAGTTAACGTGCTTACAGGTATTCAAAATATGGTAAACGGTGCGATTGACATAATAAACGGATTCATAAGTGCACTAAATACAATACCCGGAGTCAGTCTTGAGGCTATTGCAAAAGTATCTTTTGCAGCAACAGCACAGGCAGATTTTGAAGCTCAAAAAACCGCAAATGCGAATTCATTGGCAACAGCACAAGCCGAGCTTGATGCAAACAAACAATCAAGATCAGCTGAGCTTTCAAATTTAAGAAGCGATATGAATGGTAAACTTTCCGAACTAAAAGGAAAATACCAGGAATTCAAGGCTGAAAAAATGGCAATAAGCAACGGAGACGGTATAGATTCTTTAGGATTTGAGACAGGTGCAGGAGCAGAGGTTGCGGATAATGTAGGAAAAACAGCAGGTAATACAGCGGCGGCAGCAGGAGCATTGGCTGATACAAAAGAAAATCTTGAGTATTTAAGAGATATAGCTGAGCAGGAAGCAATAAACCGCTTTACAACCGCTGAAATAAAAATAGATTATTCAGGAATGACTAATAAGATCAGTTCTAACATGGATCTTGATAATGTAATAGATGGTCTTACAGTAAGGTTCGTTGAAGCAGTTCAAATGAGTGCAGAGGGGGTGCATAAGTAATGTATAAGTTCTTTTTAGGCGGCACATTATTTCCTGTTACCCCCTCGAAACTTACAATAAAAACTAAAAATACAAATAAGACAGTTACGCTCATTAATGAGGGTGATGTAAATATACTAAAGACTCCCGGACTTAAGGAGATAAGTTTTGAGTTGTTACTACCCTTTCAAGAGTATGACTTTTTAGCAACAAGTAGCTTTAAGAAACCTAAGAGATACCTAAACAAATTAAATTTTCTTAAGATAAATAAAAAGCCATTTCAGTTTATTGTTAAAAGACCGGGAAGCTTTAAGACTAACTTGAAAGTGACTTTAGAGGATTTGACAATTACTGAGGATGCTAAAGAAGGTTTAGATGTAAAGGTAAGTGTGACCTTAAAAGAATATAGGCATTACGGTACTAAAAAAGTTGTATTTTTGCCCCCTGCTACAACAATAAAGCCAGAGGAGAAAAAAGAAGAAGCACAAGTAACAGAAAATAGGGACACGAGTACAGCTCCTGCACCTAAGACACATGTTGTTAAAAGGGGAGATACACTTTGGGGGCTTGCAAAGAGATATTACGGAAATGGGGCTCTTTATCCGAGGATTGCAGCGGCGAATCCAAAAATAAAGAACCCTAATTTAATTATAGACGGTTGGGAGCTGATAATACCATGACAGTTAAGATAATGATCAGTGATGGTAAAACGGCATATTTACCTTCATTAAAGGAAAGCGTTCAGCTGGATCTTGAGAGAAAAGGAAGTCCTGGCAAACTCAAGTTTACGTATTTTGATGACGGCAACATAAAGACAGAAGAAGGTAATCAGGTAAAGCTTACAGTAGATGGTGTGGATATGTTTTTTGGATTTTTATTCAGCAAGAAGATATCAAGCAAGGACAGGAAGTTTGTTGAATGTACAGCATATGACCAGTTAAGATATTTAAAGAATAAGGATACTTATGCATATAATAATTTGACTGCAGGCGAGGTTATAAAGCTTATCGCTGAAGACTTCAGGCTCAATGTCGGAGAACTTGAGGATACGGGCTATAAGATACCACGCAGAGAAGAGCCAAATAAGACTCTTTTTGATATTATACAGACTGCTATTGACGAAACATTACAAAATACAGGTAAGCTTTATGTATTTTATGATGATGTAGGGAAACTTACGCTTAAGCACATTGAAAGTATGAAGCTTGATCTACTTATAAGTGCCAATACGGCTCAGGGCTATGAGTATAACAGTTCGATTGACAGCAAAACATACAACCAGGTAAAAGTGGAGTATAAAAATACCGCTAACAAGTCTAATGATATATTCTTAGTGAAGAGTAGTGAAAATATAAATAAATGGGGTGTCTTACAGCTTAATGAAACCGTAGAAAACAAAGAATCCGGTCCAGGTAAAGCTGAGGCATTGCTTAAATACTATAATAAGGTGTCTAAAACGTTAAGTATAAAGGATGCATTTGGAGATATAAGGGTAAGAGCCGGATCATCTGTAGTAGTCATGCTTGAAATAGAAGACAGTAAGATATCCAACTACATGGTAGTTGAACAAGTAACACATACATTTAAGAATGATGAGCATTTAATGTCAATGAAACTGAGAGGGGGATCATTTAGTGTATAACTTAGTGGAAGCAGTTAAACAAGCTGCAGTTGAAGCAATAAATAATCAAGACCCTATGAGTTTTAGATTTGGCAAAGTCATTAAGGTGGATCCGATCGAGATATGGATAGATCAAAAACTAACGGTACCTGAACAAGCTCTGATTTTAACAAGTCAAGTAAGTAATTATTCTGTTGAAGTAGACGTTTTAGAGGGTGGCAAAAGGAATTTAACTTTTAATCAAAAGCTGAAAGTTGGGGAAAAGGTCATACTTATAAGAGTTGACGGTGGACAAAAGTACATAGTTTTAGATAGAGCGAGGTAGAGATATGTTGCCGGTAATAAATAACAGTATTTTGAAAGTAGAAGAAAAAACATATCCAAGCAATACTTTTTCTATAGATTTTATTTCAAATAAGATAACAGGCTTTGTAGATGAAAAAGAAGCGGTAAAACAGGCTATATTTCTTATATTAAATACCGAGAGGTATAAGTTTTTAATTTACTCATGGAATTATGGCATAGAGTTCGAAGACCTTATAGGTGTACATCCGGATATAGTAGAAGATGAAAGCGAAAGGCTTATAAGTGAAGCTTTACTCCAAGATGATAGGATAAAGGCTATATATGATTTTGATTTTAAAAGAGTAAAGGACTCCATCAGAGTTACTTTTACAGTAGATACTACATTTGGGGAAATCGAAGCAGAAACGGAGGTAAGTTTGTAGTGTTTGAAGAACATACTTATGAAAATATATTAAATAGAGTCCTTGCAAGAGTTGATAACAGTATTGATAAGAGGGAGGGCTCTGTTATTTATTCTGCTGTAGCTCCGGTATGTGCAGAGCTCGCACAAGCATATATTGCGCTTAATTACTTGGTGGATTGTACATTTGCAGATACGGCACCAAGGGAGTATTTGATAAAGCGTGCGGCTGAGAGAGGGCTTGTACCTAACCCAGCTACTTTTGCAAAGGCTATAGCGGTATTCAATATAGATGTGAGTATCGGCAGCAGATTTTCAAGTTCGAGATTTAACTGGATAGTATCAGAAAGGATAAACACAGGAAGATTTTATATCACTTGCGAGACTGCAGGAAGAGCTCCGAATGCTGAGAGAGGAAGCCTTATACCTATAGAGTATATAGACGGACTTGAGACAGCAAATATAGAGAGTATAGAGATATACGGAGAGGATGATGAAGGTACTGAGGAATTCAGAAAAAGATACTATTCGTCCTTTGACACTCAGGCGTTTGGCGGAAATAAAAAAGACTACTACCAAAAAATCACAGCTATTGAAGGTGTAGGCGGTTGTAAGATTTTAAGGGCAAAAGACGGCAATGCTCACAATTTACCCGGACATGTTCTTGCAATAATAACAAATTCTGAGTATGGGCAAGCAAGCCAAACACTTGTTACGAATGTGCAAAAACTGATAGATCCGAAAGGAGACCAGCTTGGTGATGGCCTTGCTTCCATAGGTCATACCTGCCATATACAATCTGTAAAAACAAAGAGCATAAATATAGATACTAATATAGTTTATGACTCAGGATACAATTTTAATGCTTTGAAATCGCATATCCAAAACGCTATTGATAGCTACTTTTTAGAGCTTAATAAATCTTGGGATACTGTAGATGGTATAGTGGTTAGAATTTCAAATATCGAAAGCAAGATTCTTGTCATAAATGGCATTAAAGATATAGCAGATACCAAGCTGAACGGTACTGCATCTAATGCTATATTGGATCCTGACACCATAGCTGTAAGAGGTGCTTTCAATGGATAGGAAATTGATAGACTATCTTCCGAATATTATGAAAAATGTGACAGAGTTTAATCAGATGATGACCGCCGAACAACCCGAACTTGAACTTTTTTGGAGTAAAGGCAATAGCTACTTAGATAACGGATTTATATTAAGTCAGGATACTGATACTGCTGCAAGATGGGAAAAAATATTAAAGATATCAAGTAAGGATACAGATGAACTTGATGTAAGAAATCTTAGGATTCTTGGAGTAATGCAGGGTAGACTCCCTTACACATATAGAACTTTTTACCGTAGCCTTTTGGCTATGGTAGGCTCTGAGAAAGACTTTAAGCTAAATGTAGATATGGAGCATTACAAGGTCAGCGTAGTAGTGGCTTTATCATCAAAAGAGCTAAAGGAAGAGATTGAAAGACTTGCAGATGAGGTAGTACCGGCAAATATGGAGATTGAAGTGGTGCTGTGGTACACATCACACAGAATGCTTGAAAAGAAAACCCATGGAACTCTGGAGCAGTACACTCATGAGCAATTGACGGAGCTGGATTTAAGGTAGGTGAATATGAGAAAAACAGAAAAACTAAAATTAAATATGCCGGATAGGTCCGATAATTATAATGTGGAAGATTTTAATACTAATTTTGAGTTATTGGATAAAGCTATAACAGAAGATAAAAGCTTTTTAATTGAAAAGGTTTTGAGAGAATTAATAGTATCTCTAAATGTTGATAACTGGCATCTGGTAAATAGCATGTGGCAGCAGACTTTGACACTAAATGATATTAAAGCAACAGATAACCCTATTGTGTTTAGTACTTTAGATGAAACAAGTCTTTATCAGAACATAAAAGCTTATAATAAAAATTTTTCTTATCTATATGCAGCAAAGACCACAGACGGCAGTATCACATTTTATGCGATTAAAAAACCGACTATTACATTTTCAGTCGGTCTTAAGGGGGTGTAACATATGGGAAAGGGTATAATAATAGGCAGTACCGGAGGGACATATAGTGAGGATACAACCGCCACAAAAGCTGATGTGCTTGCAGGCAAGACGGCACTCACAGTGGACAGCAACGACGAAGCAGTGCAGGGCACTATGCAGCTTCTAAAAACTAATAATTTTGATGTGCCTTTTTATAGATTAGCATATCAAAGAACAGATGTTATCGGACAAGGGATAGCTATTGATAGTCCCGCACACGGCAGGGGTATTGCTTTATCAGTCAAGCCTCCGGATGGGAAAAAATACGCACTTGATAATAATACTGAACTAGTTTTCAAGCCGGAGCCTGATCTTCGACCGGAAAACATAAGAGGTGATAAAAGAATCGCAAATATACAGGGCAGTATACCCTTGTGGAACCCAGCAAGAAGCGGATACTCCGATATGCTTTACGCATGGAACAACGAAGGGCATTATGTAGATCACCCAGTTGGAGGAAGAGGTGTTATTCTAAAAATCGGCAACGGCTATTTGATCGAGAATGCTAACTGGGTGTATCTTGCTGAACATGATCTGATTGGATCGAACATCCGACAAGGCGTGAATATATTTGGTGTGCAAGGAGAGATGGTTGATTACGGAGCGGGTAGAGTGGCTTTTAACGGTGCCACCTTTGACGGAACTTTATTGTCAGGGGTGGCGGACAAGGGAAAAGAAATTGTAATGAGTGGAGTATGGGCAACCGGAAATATGTCATTTGTGAATGATCAATCATTCACAAATTGGAATGTTTGGTCATATAAGTTTATGGGGATCAGAGACGGTGGAATTAGATTTTCAGTTTCTGATAGAAATAGACAAGGTGTTGGTAAAGCTTCAATTGCAACTTTTTTTGACAGAAGTATTAATCTTACACCGTTCAAAAAAATAAGAGTTGGAGCTAAATTTTTAAGCGGTAAATATAAAAAGAGTAGTACGCAAAATGATAGAGCAACTGCCACGCTGGGTGTTGTTTTTGTCAACAAGAACAACTTAACTCTTTCAAATAACTCACAGTATAAATATCAAACGATATTGAATTCCAGTTATAAAGGTAAACACATATCTTTTTTGGATGGATCTGAACAAGAAGAAGTTCATGAGCATGGACGATTGACAGGACAACAGTTGTGGGCAGAGGTGGATGTTTCCGATATAAATGAACACTGTTTTGCTTTTGCATATGCTAGAGCTGATGCAGGTGATTATTATGCTGAAGCGGAAATGATAATAAATCACATAGAGTTTATAAATTAGCACTTTGGGGTGCTTTTTTAATGCATAGAAAGGAGATATATGAAAGTAATATTTGATGAGAAGGGTAACATCTACTATCAGATGATGGATGTTGCACCTGATCCAAGCGGAGCATTGAGGTTTGCAAAGATAGATGTGCCTATCGGGAAAAATTTAATCAGGTTTGATGTAGATGGGGATAAAATCGAACCGATCTATATTGATAGACCCTTGACTCAGGAGGAACAGCTGACAAAAGAAATTGAAGAACTGAGAACCAAGCAGCAGACAACCGACTTAGCTCTCGTGGAGTTAAGTACTAATTTAATGCCTTAAAGGAGGTATCTATGGATCATTTATTCGAAGTAATAGCTAATCTTATAATTGATGGAGTGTACAAATTTAGTCAGGTGATTGCAAGATTAAAGGCAGGTGTTGCAAAAAAGCTAAAGGAAAAAGGCAGAGAAGATTTGGCAACTGATAGTGATGCGAAAAAGAAGGAGGATAAATAGTATGTATTTTGATATTTTTAAACCTGTTTTTGAAATAATGAGGGGCAATGCATTATTTCAGCTTGTTGTGATCATGATAGTTATGGATGTAATCTTTGGAAGTTTAAGAGCTACAAAGGATAGAGCGTTTAACAGTTCGGTAGGAATTGATGGCGGTATCAGAAAAGTAGGCATGTTGCTATCCCTTGTATGCTTAGTATTTGTAGATATCTTATGTCCGGTAAATTTAATTGGCTTTGTGCCGGAAACTATTAGGAGTTACATTCACTTACAAGACATTACTGTGATGGAGTTTTTTGCATTACTATATATAGTATATGAAGTACTGTCAGTACTTAAAAATATGACCTTATCAGGATTACCGGTCCGCAGAATATGGATTACAGTAAAGGGCTTTCTAAAGAAGAATACAGGCGAATTTATAGAGATTGAAGATAAAGAGTAGAAAGAGGGCTTAGGCTCTCTTTTTTATGAAAAAAGCTTGTTTTAATACAGTAGAAAAGAAATTAAAACAAGCTTTTAAATAATATCACATTCAAAAAAAGTAAGCAGAGATTAAGGAGCAAGTTTATGGTAAATAACGCATACGAGGCAGGAAAAAAACTGCTACTTGGAGGATATTCTCAATACACTCCAGCAGGAAAATCTAATTTTGTGCAAAACGGATGCTATGGCAAAGAACCCAAAGCAGGGGCTATTATATACTTTTATAGTAATTCTATGGGCAGGGTTTGCCATGTTGGCGGAGTTATAGAGGTGAATAAACAAGGCAACAACAGATACCATATAAAAACTGTAGAAGGCAATACATCATCCGGTAGCGGATTTGATCGTAATGGTGGCTGTGTTGCTATTAAAGAATACAGTTTTAATCTTACTGAAGTCGGAGGTAAAAACAGAATAAACGGCTTTGGATATCCTAACTTCAATGAGAATACCTGTACTGTAAATGAATTTATAGAAGTACTTAAAGGTGAGGTAGGATATGTAGAAAAGGCAAGCAACAAGGCTTTAGATGATAAGAAAGCTAATCCGGGTAGTGCAAATTATACAAAGTATGGAGCTTGGTACGGTGGAAACGGTCTGTATTGGTGTCAGCAATTTATCAGCTGGTGTGCTTATATATCTTGTAAAAAACATCTTGAAAGTGTAAGCACAGGATGGTTCAAAGAAGATAATAGGTGGAAGTATAGATTTAACGGTGTAACTATAAAAAACCAGTGGCTATTAATAGATGGCAGATGGTTTGTTTTTGACGGATCAGGCTACTCAATTACCGGGTGGTTTAAGCAAAGTGAAGACTGGTACTATCTTAATCCTGATGACGGTACTATGTTGTCAGGTCAATGGATACTTGATAACAATAAAAGCTACTACCTGTCGAAGAGCGGCATCATGGCTAAGAATTGTTATGTAAAATCTAAGGAAAAAGATATTTATCACTGGCTAGATGAAGATGGTGTATGGGATAGTAAGTTTGACACATATACACCTAATCTCAAAGACTATGAGCTAGTAGAGTAAGATAAAAGGGCAGAACGGATAATGCCTACAGTTCTGCCCTTCTTTTAATTTTGTCTACTTCTATGTTTTTGTTCTAAAATTTTCTGAACTTTATTGAAAGTTCTTATTGATATAATACTTTTATGTAGACCCGACTTTTCATTTTCCAAGTATTTTATATATCCTGCATAGGTTTTGTTTTTTAATATTACTTTTACGGAGTTAGCCGAGAATTCCTTGCCTCTTTTTCCCCTATATCCTGCACGATTGAGTATCCGTGCCGTTTCGGATAGGTTTTTTGTTTGAATGTAAGTGTCAAAACACAACTGTACACAATCTGCTTCATTTTTTATAATTTTTAGCTTATCATTTTTTCTCAAATAGCCTTTTAAAAATGAAGGAGCATACTTGCTCTGTTTGAATTTTTCATCAAGAGCTAAGCTGACTCTTTCGCTTGTAAGTTCTCGTTCAAGTTGAGCGAAAACTCCCAAAATGCCGATAGCCGCACGCCCAAAGGGCGTTGATGTATCAAAAGACTCGGTGTAAGATACAAGACCAATACTTAAATGAGTTAATTTACTAACAGTTTGATATAAATCTGATACACTTCTTGTAAATCTACTTAGCGCCCAGAAAAGCACTATATCAAACTTCTTTTCTTCTGCATCTTTCATAAGTTTTTGTATAGCAGGTCTATGAATCATATCTTTTCCGCTTATTCCTTCATCCGCATAAAGGCTATAAACAGAATAATTCTTATCTAAACAGTATTTTCTCAAAGCCCTCTCCTGAGCTGCTAAAGAGTAACCTTCCTTAGCTTGATCAAGAGAGGACACCCTGATATATATTGCAACTCTTCTTGTCATGTGTTACAATGCCTTTGCCTTTCTTTTTAAGGTTGCCCTACAGTCTTTAGCTTTGGTCGGCTGCTGTAGGGCTTTTTATATTATTCTGCCGGATCGTAGAATATACCATCCTCATTGATATATTCTACTACCTCATCTTCAGTTACTGATAAAGTCCCAGCAACGGATAACCCGTTGTTGAGGTCTATTGTAATTTGATACTCTCCAACTTCTGTAGGTTTTTTATTATCTATTTCATTAGTTATTCCATAGTATGCACCTGATACCATTTGGTCTATTTGTCTTTGCTCCTCTTTTGAAAAACTTCCATAAATTCTTCCAATCATCATTTCTTTTTTCATATATCCACCTTTCTTCTTTGCTTACAGTTTATATTTGCTGGTCGGCTCTGTAAGCTCTCTGTAAGTTCCTTATTTATCTTACAATGTTATTTTACTCTATTATTAGAGTAATGTCAAGCACTTTTTACTCTATTTTTAGAACTTTTTTATTGCTTTTAAATAAGACATAATATATACTTAAAATCAAGAAAACAAAGTAAGGACCACAATTATGATTAGATATAAAATAGATATTATGAAAGAGCTGAATGAGAAGGGATACAATTACACTCGTATAAAAAAAGAAAAATTGCTATCTGCTCAGACTTTAGAAAATGTAAAGCAGGGCAAATCTATCACTTTAGATACACTTAACAAGATCTGCTTGATGACTAAGCTGAAAGTTGAAGATATCATAGAAGTAATTGCAACAGATGAAGAGAAGGAAAAGTATTTTTGAGCTATTGAATAATGTCGCAAAAATGTCGCACTAATTGGAACAAAGCCTTTATCTATAAGGCTTTGGAGCACATATATTGAGTGACTTTTAATCAAGGTGTCCCGGGTTCGATTCCCGGGTGTCTCAC